ATGATTGATAGCATGTAAAAAAGCATCAATCTGATAATCTCTTGGTGTATGAATCAAGTTTAACGATTTAGCAAATCTTTCAAAATCATCTTTATTATATTTATTCAATATTTTAGGAAAACTTTTGTATTCTATTTTATAATCTCTATCCTTTGAAAATTTAATAACATGATCTATCAAACCATTATACAAAGTTTTATTTCTAAGATTAAAAAGACGTATTTTACCATCCCAAAGTTTATTTCTGTAAGAAGGCATGAAACGATATCCAGGCACAAAAAAAGTAAAATAATCACTTAATTCTTGTGCTAAACCTGGTTCAGTTTGAACCGTCATAAAAACTTCATCTTTTTTATCTATAAGTAGTGTATCTGGTTGATATAGCATTTATTTATTTTTCTAATAAACTAATCCATTTTTTTGATATTACTTCAGGATCAAATTTTTTCATATCAACGGAAGTTTTTTTATTTTCTATATTTTCCATCCATTTTAAAATATTATCCAATGTGGTTTTATCATCGATGAACATATTATTTTTATCTGTTAAAATTTCTTCTCCAGCATCTCCTTTATAAGTTATCACGGGAACACCTAGTTTGTTTGCTTCTAGGTAAACCAGACCAAATGTTTCTTGAGGCATGGTAGGCCTAAATAAACAAGCAGAATTGCTTAAATTCTTCATACTATTTTTGTAATCAAGCTCTCCCAAAAATGTAATAGGGTAATTAAATTTATTTGAATCTCTTATAAAATCATGAACTATTTGAACATCTTTTCTAAGTCTTTGTGGTGGAATACTTATATATAAATCTCTATTCAAACCTTTTTCATAAAGACCTATATAAACAGTTATCGCTTCTTTCATACCTTTACCAAACGCACTCATCCAATATAAATGTCTTTTTCTATTTTCTTTAACTGGTTCTTCTATACCTTTAGGTATCATATAATGTATTACTTGATCACCAATTACTTTTTTTCCTTTCTCATAAACATAATTTTTTATAGCATTTGAATTAAAAATTCTAGGAATCTCATCGTGACAAGCAAACCAATTGTGCATCCAATTATAAATTTTTTCCGATGAATTTATTTCTAATGGAGAAATAGACCTAACATGAGGACTATAAAGTCCATAAGAAATGTGCTGATTTCCAAAATAATTAAAATGATTGCATGTTACTCTAACTTTTGATTTTGCATAATGATGTCTAAAAACATTTAAGTGTTTTACACCATTTATTATCTTATCGGTTCCATCCCCAATAGAATGTAGTATTCCAACATTCACACCTTTTTCTGATAGTGTTTCAGCAACTGTTAGGATCTGTCTTTCAGTTCCTCCCATAGATCCACCATCATTAGAAAACAATGGCAAATTTGCCTGAATCAATAAATCATATGACATATATCATGCTCCCATTGTAAATTTTTTCCAATCGATTGCATTCTTTATCAAATAACCCCGATTAGACAATGTTTTCACTATAGTTTCTAAATAGTTTATTTTTTCTTTTTGATATTCAATTTTTTCTTGCATTTCCATTAAATCATTATCTGAATCTAAAAATCTATTTAGATCTTCTTTATTTCTGCTTTTTATATCTAATTCAAAAGGTTCCCATCCCATATCTTCAAGACTGGATTTATCTATTTTTCCTGTATAGTAGAGCCATTTTAATTTTTGTAAACTTTTTTTCTTAGATTCCATTCTAACTAATCTAAGGCGTTCTTCTGAAAAAATTTTTAAATATTTGTTATGTAATTCTGGAATTTTTATAGATTCTATATCTAATTGAGAATCATCAATTGTACAATCACTGGTCCATAATTTTTGTATATCCTCTAATTGCATCTAACCTCATGTTTTAAATATCACTAATCAATCTTTCAATATTATATATAGTGTACGCAAAACTGACATCTGCAATTGTTGTAGTAGTATCCGATGAAATAGAGTTCATATCAATATCACTTAATGATACTGGAAAAATATTTTGAAAAACAACTTTATGCTGTACATTTTTATGACTGGATAATATGAATAAATTTGCGTCTGAATATATTCCATTCGGATGAGATTTCTTCAGATCTGAATACTGTCCAAAATCAGAGGGAAATCCTAGACCTATAATCCAATTATAAATTTCTATCCAATTTTTTAATTCTTCATCGACTACAAATGATATTCTAAATTCATTGAATTCAACTTTATCACCAGCTAAAGGATAATCTTTAAAAGGCGTGTTTATTGTAACCGTTCCTAAATTTACTCCAGGTAAATTCACAGATTGACAGAAAAAATTGACATTCGGTATTCTGTCTATTATGAAATTAAAGCCTGTTGGTATGAAATAATTTATATTTTTTGTAAGTGTTGACATATCATTATTTATATGATATGAAAGAGGAAGGATTGCGGAAGTCAAAAAACTTCCGCAATTTAAAGAAATGATATTACATCAAGTTATTTACTCTAACAATTCTGTAATATTCATTTGCATGAAGACCTGTAGTTCCGGAACCAAAATCTCCACCCAAATCATATCCTGCCAATTCATTAGCAGCAGGTGCTGTTGTTTTAGCAAATGGGTTTCTTACCATTCCGTAACGTGTCTTAAATCCAATTTTTGGTTGGAAGGTGTTGGTATCAACCGCACGTACCATTTGTAGAGGTACATATGGGCAATAGAACATACCTGCATCATACGATGAAGTACCTTTGTATCCAACTACAAAATAGTTTGAACTATTTGTCACTGCATATGGATCAATATAAACTCTATATCTACCATTCAATACACCAACAAAAGTGTTTCCAGCATCATCTGGATTCATGTTGTTGCTGTCTAATGCAGGAGCGTAATCCAATACACCAGCCATTTGAAGTGCAGAAGCAACATCAGAGGAAGTAATAATCATGTTACCTTTTCCTCTACGTGTTTTCTTTGCAATCTCATTTGCCTCTCTTTCGATTTGGAACATGAGACCTTTGAACTTCTCTACAGACCATCTACCATTTGAATCGGTATCTAAATCAAAAATACCTGTTGTGGTAGTATTGTGCTGTGCACCAATAGTTGCTTCGTTATAGATTTTTCTAATAACTTCTCTATTAATTTCAGCAAGAATTTCAGCAGATAGAATATTGCTAAGTTCGGTCTCAGCATCCAAACCATGAACTGCTTTAAGATCTTGTGCAACTTCCATTGTGTAATCTGCTCTCAATGCTCTTGTATGTGCAGTAACAGTAACTTTCTCAATTGAGAATGCCATGTTTTGAGGTGTCATATCCTCACCAATTGCGACATCCAAAGCACCTGCAGCGGATCCTAATGCTGCAGAAGTATTAGCAACAGCAGCACCATTATTTGCTACAAGCAATAAACCTGGAGCACCAGATGTTTGACCTACATTGCTATTTGCAGAATAAGAAGCGTCTGCTTCGTTGTAATGTGCCTCTGTACCATTCATCTTGTCATATCTTGCTCTCATAGCAAAAATAAGACCTGTTGGACCTGTCATAGGTTGAACACCACAAACGTCATATGCAATCAAATTAGGCATTGAACGTCTTACCAATGAAATCATGATAGGATCATATTTTGCAACACCACCTTGATCTGGATAATTACCAGCACCACCCGGAGCACCTACTGCCAATCCATCAGATGCTGCTTCGGTAATAAAGTTTTGACTTGCAAGAATCTGACCATCTTCTCTCATGGACTTTTCTTGATTCTCAAGAAGTACAGTTGTTACCGCTCTTCTGTAAGAATCCTTGATTTCCCCTAGTTCGGGATGCTCAAGAATAGGAGCCCATTTTTTTTGTAAACTTTCGGAAAGATACATTTGTTTATTCTCCTTTAAATTTATTTTTTAAGTGTTCTTGAAATAGCATCGGCATATCTTCTTATCGCTTCATTTGCCATTCCATAGTTTGAATCATCAGCATCGTGAGAAGTTTCATTCAATTCATCTTCAACAGTATCTTCTGTTAATACTTGCTGCTTTTCATTACTTTTAAAGTAATTTTCTTTAATCATGTTCAATTTTTCTGCATACTCTTCTTCATTATTAAATGAAATACCTTCAGATAGTTTTTGAAGTTTTTCAATTTCAACTTCCGTCAAACCTTCTGAAACAGTATACATTACATCCATTTTCTTGTATTCTTTGAGTTCTTTTGCTGTCTCAATGTTTTTCTGAATTTCAGAATTTAAAGATTCTTCCAAATCTTCAACTTTTGCGAAAAGATCATCTACAAGATCAACTTTTTCATCAGGAATATCTATGTAATGTTCTACAAAGAGGTTCTTTAATCCGACCATAAAATCTTCAACAACTTCGGAACGAATTCCTTTGTCAATTGCTAATTGATTTTCTTCCATCCACTCTTTGATTACATAGTTCATGAAATCGTCAATTTTTTCAATCATTGAAGAACGATTTTCGTTTATTGCTTTTTCGAGTTCGACTTGGTATTGCTCTTCAAGTTTTTCAACTCTATTAGCAATTTCCTCATTTACTCTTGCAAAAACTGCAGCCTCAAAAATTGTTGCTGCTTTTTCTTTAAACTCGTCCGAGAGTTCTTCGCCTTCGATGAGTGCCTGTACGTCACCCGCAAGATCTGCTTCCATGTCTTCTTTAGCAATCACTGCTTTCTTTTCAGCAGTTTCTTTCTTTGAAGTTTTTTCCATGCCTTCAAGAATAGATGCTATATCTTCTTCTGACATATCTGCAATTTCTTGCTCTGTATATCCTTCGTCTAAAAGATATTTCATAATTTGTTCTTCTGTGATCTCTTCCGCATCGTCAACTTCATTGAGTGCACCGAGTACTTCCTCAACTTCTTCTCTGCTCATTTCATCAAGTTTATCGTAAATAGATTTAATGAGAGACATTTTTGATGCTTGTTCTTTTACCGATGTTTTTGGAGCAGAATTGCTTGCTGCTTTGTTTACACTTTTAGTATATTCTGGTTTTGATGCATCATTAACAGTAGGATCCGTTCCTACATCATCAACTTCAGTTTTTACTTTTTTCATGCCGTCTTTGTTTTTACCTGCTCCAGGAATTCCTGCTTCTTCAAGCTCTTCTTCCTGTTCTACAGATTCAATTACTTCGTTGTCTTGCATTTGAAAACTCCTATATATTTTTGAGATAACTCTGTTTATATTTATACAATTAGAGATTTGATAAAAACTTATTAAAAGCTTTCAACTTTGTTTCAGTTAATTTTTTTGAAGAAGAACTTTTAATATTTCTTTTTATTTCATTTAGTGCTTTCTCTTTTAAAACACCAGAATCCCATATCCATTCTCTACCTTCCATGATACCTTGCACAAATGCTTCAGGTGCAGAAGGATCGGCAACAATATCAGCGGCAGTTGCAAGATAAAAATCATCTTTTACAACTTTAGTGCCATTTTTTTCTTCTAAAGTACCCATACCTCTAGAAGATACGCCAAGTTGCGCACCATTACTGATTAAATTTTGCACAATTTGACCATAAGGTGTATCCATAATTTTCGCCTTACCCCAAACATTATTTCCATCTTGTTTGAGCTCAGTAATCATATGTGATACTCTTTCAAGATTGATATTAGGTCCTTCGGGATGTCCTAATTCTCCAAAAGCACGATTTTTTGCTACATAATTTTCATTATATCTCTTCATTTCCTTAAATAATACTGATGCAGGATATATTCTGCCGTTTCTGTTTTTCACTTCTGCCATCATAAAAGGACCTTGAATGTATAGTGCTTTTTTACCTTGAGATTCTTCGGTAATATATTCAAGATCTTCTGTTATTTCTGTTATTAGTTTCATTTTTTCCCACTTCCAAGATGTCTTGCTATTTCTTGTTGTCTTTTCACCTTTACCATTCTTTTTGCCATTTTTTTCAATCTAGGTAGAACTTTTTCAAGTTTTCTCATTATCATAAGCCTATGTGATAAAGATAGTTCTCCATAATCTTTATCTCCTGCTAACTTTTTCTTTTTTTGCATTTTTAGAGTTTGTAATGCTCTACGCTCTAAAGTTTTTGTGTCTGCAAATCTTTTGAGTTTTATTACTCTTTTTCTAGCAATAATCTTACTTTTTCTTTTCATGGATTTACTTGCTTTAATCATATCAGCAAGTGTCCATTTTCTACCTTCTTTTATCATTTCTTTTTTCTATGTAAAGATTTATAAACACCTGTTCTAAGAGTTCTTTTTCTTTTTAAATTGGTCAATCTTTGTTTTATTTTTCTCATTCGTAATGCCTTACGAATGTTTCTATTTAACATAGGATTATATTTTCTCTTTTCTTGAGAAGTCATTCTAACTATTCTTCTACTACCTTTTACTTTTTTATAACCCTTACCAATCAAAGATCTATTTTTTCTAAAAATATTTCTTATTAATTTTCTTCTACCGCCTTTTTGAGAAACGACCTTACTTATTTTTTGAATCTTATTCATTTTTATTTCTACTATTTGAAAATGCTACCATGCTCCAAAAACTATTTTTAGATTCAAATAAATTTTTAGAAAATTCTTTTTTGTTATAACTATTTAACTTGAAATAAGTTTCTAGTAAACTTTTAGCATCATCTGGTTCAACTATAATTTGTACTTTATCTCCGAGAACAACTCTATGATGTTCATTCAATTTAACAACTTTTTTAAGCAGAGGTATTAGATCATCAATATGATGCACATCTTCATACATATCATCTTCATCATCATAATAATTTGCATCATCAACGTAACTATCATATGGATTTCTTTCTGGTCCATATTCCATTTCATACTCTAGATAATGTTTTACGGATGATATATAATCAGCAGCTTTTGCAATTTTTTCTTGTACCCAAGATTCTAATTCATCATGATCATCTAATAACTCAAATAATTCTTTACTATATTTGTGCATTTTATAAAGATTTTGTTTAGCCATTCGACCTTCATAATCATTATAATTCTTTTTTAGTCCTGATGGTGTATAGATAGGAACATCAGAGCCAAATTGATTATGATAATTTTCGTTGACTTTTTTCTTTTTATTTGAGTAAATTTCTTTAAATTTTTTCATAAATCTCTATAAAAAATGGATTTTAGTAATACTGTTTTATTTATACAAAATATGATTTTTATAAGATTACCATTTATCCAGTGGACAACTAAAAATGGGAATTCTTGTTTTTAATGGCATGAAACATTTACATTGATTACAGAACAACAAATCAGACAGTTCTGGGCATTCCTTACAAATGTCTAATTTACTTTTTGATAATAATATTTCTTCTTCTGTTGTTTCACGCACAATATCAAAATTCAATGAAATTCTATAACTATCACCAGCATTTTTATTTGGTTTATGTTTGACAAAATGAGGAAATATCAAAAGGTCAAAATCATTTACTTCCAAAGTCTCGAAATTTGACGCATCATCGTAAAATGATATCGAATCTCCCAAGTTTGTCTGTAAATATAGAATAGAAACCCAATCTGAAGTTAAATGCTCATGTATGTTATTATCTATCCATTCTTCATTTGTTTGTAAAAGAATCCATTCATCAATTGTTCCAACTTTTTTTTCTATTTTTTGAGATATTCTGTCTAAAATAACATTTTTAGTATTCTTATAAAAATTACCCATCTTATTCATTATAAATTGATATCCTGGACCAATAGCAGGATTATCTAAATTAATAGGAGTTTTGAATAGATTTCTTTCTGTTTTGGATTCAAAAAACTCTATTATCTTTGTTCTAAATTGAACCAATTCATCATTCATTATAATAGAACTTTTATATACCTTATTTCCTGCTAAATTAAGTTCTTCCATTTATCTAATCCATAACTCAGAAATGTTGCCTTGTATAGAACCACTACATGCTGTCCATGTGTCAAATAAAGTATATTGAGGACGGTCTCCATTGGCTACAGTATTTATTGTAAATTTAAGTTTGAAAGTGAATGATGTGGGATTTAAATCACTAAACGTATTGGGGGAATTATTACACGTACTATTCATCTGAGCAGTTCCTTGTAAAATTACAAAATCTATAGCACCAGTATATAAATAACCACATGTTACAGTCCCATTTGGATATGCGACATTATTATAAACAAAAATTCCTTCAGTAATGTTGAAATAATCATAAACTACTGGAGATAGTGTTATTCTTGATCTTTGGGGAGCTCCTGGACACCCAAAAGAAACCGCTTGAGAATTTGTTACATTATCAGCGTTTAAATTTACTGTCCCAAATTCTTCGTTACTTGCTCCCGATAAATGATTTCCTCCTCCAGTTCCCCAACTAGATGTAATAGCACTCGTAAAAGTTCCTATTGTAGATTGCGCTCTAATCCAACCGCCACCATTATTTTCATTGTCTATGAAATATTGAAATGGATTATTTGATGCGTCTTTTAGCCAGTAAATACCTGAAGGAGAATTTGGACTATTAACCAAAATATCTTTAGGGTCTGTAACTGCTGTTTCTGGAGTATATCCCTGCCCTGCAATCCATTTTGTTCCGTTATAAAACTCTACGATATCATAATCTATATTGTAACGAAAACTACCTGCTTCAGGTGTAGGTCTTTCGTTAGTAGTTCCTTTTGGTAAGATTGTTGCACCGGTTCCTGTGTGTATAATAGGCATTATAATCTCATCAAAATCCAGTTGCTTCCATTGTAGTATTCAAACAAAAAATAATCTATATTAAATCTAAAATGACCTTTGACAGGAGTGTTTGGACGCTCTAGTGTTGTTCCAGAAGGAATTTTGTTTGCTGCAGTTCCTGTATTGATGACGGCCATTAGACTTCCTGTAACAAAAATTTATACTTTTTACCAGTTTTATTATTTATGATGAAAAGATCATTTTCACCTTCTTGTATAATCCATGACCCTCTTGTTCCATCAACATCGTTAGAATTTTCTGAGTTTTCATTTGAAAGAACAAAATCCTGTGTGTAGATATTCCTAAAAGACAGTGTACTTGATCCTAAATCAACATTTGTATTTTCCGGAATTATATTATTTTTTATTTGAATGCTTGTATTAGATGCTGCTATTTCATCAGTTATTACTTTTGAGAAAACTGCATTTCCTGAAAAAGAAATTCCAGTAGATGTATTAGACGCAACAACTTCTCCTGTTATTACCTTACCCATTAATTTCCTAGATTAATAAAATTATTCATAAGATTTATATTATTTATGAAAATCGTTATTATGATAACAAAAAAGAGTATTGACAAAAAAGAAAAAATGAATTTAGAACTAAAAAGTTCCTCTTTGGTGAATAAACTTTTTAATAATAAGTAATCTTGATGCAGTTTTGTTCGGAGGTTCATACTTTTAATTAACCAACTAAAAAGCCCGATAGCCAAGTGTGACTCATATACACATTACCACTATACCCATCTCTAAAACCAAAACTTACATAATCACCTACTTCCAATGACATTGAGATTGCGCCACTGTTTAATCTATTAGATTCTACAGAAAAAAGACCCGTAGTATCACTTGGTCTCCAGTCTAGACCGTTTTTTTTTATTGCTACTTGTTGTGGGCCTTCGTAAGAATAAAGACCATATTGAAAAGAATAAAAACCGGCAACTGGAGCCGTAAATCTATATGTGCTTATATTATAATGATTACCTATATTTGTTGATGTTGCACTAATTGGAAACTCCTGACCAGCACCAACACTCACTGCTCCAGCATTGCCATACGCCATAAAAGCAGGTATATTCGGCTTACTCTCAAATCCACTCGCATCTATTCCCATCAACTTTGTGCTTGCACCTTTGTAAAAATTCAACTCATCATCAGCCGTGGCACGTATGCTGAATGTTTCATTGTTGCCATCTAAATCAATACGATTAGAACCATATATTTTAACTGCCATTGGATTCTCCTGGTGGTACTGGCCAATTCACATTGATTAACTCTCCATTATCATTGAGTGCTGGGGTTCCTGTGTTTGTTAAATCTCTAAGCGCCTGTCTATATGTTCTCCATTCTGCTTGGTCAGTTCCTGGATAACTTGGTAGGTCACGCCAATCAGATTCTTGGAGTAGTCTGGTTCTTTCTTGTCTAAGAAGTCTCCATGCATAATCATTTAATGAAATATTTTCTATTTCTAGTATTGGTTGTACTAATTCTAAAAATCTACTCATGCTAATCTCCTAATGTCCAACACACCTCCAGAAATACTAGAATAAGTTCCATATGAATAATTATTGAAAAACCTAATACTTCCGACATCATCAAAATTTACAATAAAAGAAAATACTCCACCGTAATTGATATTTTGTGCTGCGGCGGTGCCACCCGAATATTGATAAATAGTATTATTATTTTCATCTTGCACGGAAACAATACCATTTGATGTCCAACCATAAGCATACCAATTGCTATATCCGGAAAACAAATAATACTTTCCATGATTACCATTTGACTTTAACGATATTCTATTATTAGAAAAATCTATCCAATCGTCAGCACTTGGCTCTGTTGACGTTCCGCCGGCATTTCCATAGGAATCATAGGGAGGATTACCGCCCCAACCCGCCCATCCTTGATATGTTGAATACCCTTGACCTGATAATAAAATATCATATTGTCTTGTTTGTCCACCACCCTGTACCATAGTGCCTTGACTTAATCTCCAAACGTATGCCTTTCCATTATGTGTTCCAAAATTTATTCCTTTTTCTAAATTTAGATTTGTTGTAGAGATAGTATCAGGAAACACAACACCACTTGACAACACACCATCACTCATCATTACATTGTCATTCAAATCTCTCAGTTCTTTGATTCTTAAAGCACTTGGCATTCGTTACTCTCCTGGTGGTACTGGCCAATTAACATTTGTAAGATTTCCATTTTCATCTAATTGTGGTTCACTGTTTGCAGGCAAGTCTCTCAATGCTTGGCAGTAATCAATCCATTCTTGACTTGGTGTTAGGTCACTACGAAAGCGCCAATC